GTGCGGCTCGGAAGCGACGCGCTGCAGGTCGGGATCGATGGGCAGCCGCAGACGTTGCGACTGGCTGCGCTCGACCTTGAAGCCGTTGATGTTGGCGCGCCCCTCCGAGATCGAAAAAACGTGCTCGGCGGCCGCCGTGTCTTTGGCCAGAAAGCGCGTGTTCAGGCCATCGGTCACATAGTGGCCGTTGGCATCGAAGTCGTAGCGGGCGAGCGAGGCAATCACGCCATCCAATGCCGGGGGCTGGCGGCGGTTCTCGAGGATGCCGTTGTCCAAGGCGTAGACGGCGTGAAAGTCACCCGGCTGACCATCACTGGTACCGGCACCCGCCCAGCCCCAGGCGAGGGTTTCCTGCAAGCGCCCGGCACCGGGCTCCTGATAGTTGCGCACACCGACGGCAGGTTCGCGCAGATGGGGGTCTTCGAGTTCGGTGACGGTGCGCGCCACAAAGCGCACACCGATGGCAATGCGACTGTCGACAGGAACAGTGAAGCTGGCGGCCGGTACCGTGCGCACGGCACCGCGCAGATAGATGCGTCCGGCCTCAATCGTGACCGCGCCGGTCTCGGCATTGACCGTGAGCTCGCCACCGGCAATGACATCGCCGTCTTTGAGCAGGGCATCGGCAACCCCCTGGATGCGGTGCATCAGGGTGGCCTGGATTTCGTTCAATTCCCGCGACTGCAGGCCATCGCCGGCGCGGAACAGGAGTTGCTCGTAATGCTTCTGCGGGTCAAACAGGTTGTAGTAACGCTCGATCATGGAGAGCCTCGCAAAATGGGGGATCAGAAGGTGACGACGAATTCAAAGGTCTCGCGCGTACTGGGCTGACGCACGATGGGTACGGAGTGCTGCAGCACCAGCAAGATGCCGGGATCAACGATCTGCGCCGGGATGAAGAACTTCTGCCCCGGCGGTAGTTCAGGGGCGGTGCTGCAGCCGACGAACAGCCCCTGCTCGCGTACCACACTGCTGGCGGCATCCTCGAAATCGAAGCGCACGCGGATGAACAGGTGGTTCGTGGGGAGGGTGGAAAGTCGATAGCGCCCGGTGGGCACGACGATCTCGCCCTCGGGGTCACTCGCCACAAAGTGCACTTCATCGACGCTACGGCGACCGACTTCGGCAAGCAGCGCGACCTGGGCAATGGCTTCGGGCGGGTGCTCGATCTTGAAGCTGACCGTCACTTCGGCATCTATCGGGAGGGTGCTGGCGGGCAGGCGGGTGAGGATGCCCTCACGGGCGTTGGCGCTGTAGTCGCCGTCACGCGCATAGACGGTGTTGCCGTCCAGCGAAGTGACGCGAATGTCGGCCAGGTGCGTAAAGCCCAGGTCGAGAACGCCGTCGGCATCGAAGGGGGCAGTGATGCTCTTCTGGGTATCCCACAGGGGATCGCCTGCGCCCAGGGCAAGGTGCAAGGTTTGCTGCTTGATCGCGGCGGCCAGGGCGGCGCGACCGCTGGTGGTCAGAATGGCCATGGGGGGCTCCTGAAAAAAGTCGAGAAGAAGAAATCAGTGCGATGTGTGCGCGCTGCCGATCAGCTCGCGGGTGTCGTTCCAGCTCGAGTTTGGCCAGCGCACACCCGTCCAGGTCTGGCCTACCCAGACCGTACTGACGCTGCGCGATGCCTCCCGCAGTGACGCGTGCCCGGCTGGCTGCCCGACATCGCCCAGGCGGAGTGCACCCAGATGTGTACCTGGCACCATGGTGTGGCACAGCAGGCGAGACTGATGGGCGGCGGGATCGATCAGTGCGTAGGGCACCGGCTCGGCGAGCACCGATGTGCAAATTTGCATCTCGGTCAGCGCGCGCCATGCGATCTCGGCAATGTCTCCCAAGGCCAGGTCGCCCAGCTTCGGCACGGGCTTGATGCGAAACAGCGCGCGCCGGGGGGTGCGGCTGTTCGCATCGCCAAGGCGAACCTCGGAGAGCACCACCTGCGCCTTCTGAAACAGGCGTGGTGCAAAACGGGCCTGGTCGGGCAGCGGCGCCTGGATCAGGCTATAAAGACGCAGCAGTTGCCAGGCATCCCGCACCGGACGTTCATCGCCCAAGCGCAGCAAGCCCAGCGGGGTGTCGGCACGGACGCGCACAGGATGCACCGCCACCGCTGCACGGCTGGCATCGAGGCTTGGGGCGATCACCATCGCTTCGCCCGAATGTTCGGCGTAAAAACGTTCCAGCACGGCCACCCGGCGCAGGCGATGATCCGATTCGGACAAGCTGCCCTTGCCGAGTCCGAATGGTTCGCCTTGTGCCTGCCAGACAAACCTCGGTAGGTTGGCGTTGATGTCGCCCAGCACCGTGCTGTCGGACAGCGCCACCATGGCCCGGCAGAATTTACGCTCAGGGCGCATCCCGAGGGGATCGGGCAGGGCCAGCGGATTGCCGAAGGTGAACAGATGCGCGTGCAGCATCTCTTCGTTGGGCGTATGCCCTGGATCGCCCAATGCCGAGAAATCGAGCAGATAGCGGTCGATCAGGCGGGCCACCGCGAAGCGATGGGCGGTGATGGCCGGCGCGACGCGGATGGTCTGTTGAGGATGCGCAAATTTGCGCACCCTGCCAAACGACAACTTGGTCTGTCCATCGGGCCAGAACACGCCGCTGTGGTCCGACAGCAAGGCCTCGCCCAGCCGGCTCTCGTCCAGCACGACCCGGCGCAGGTCCCAGCCGTGATAGATGCGTGACAGGCGGCTCCGTGCCGGCGCGGACAATTTGGCAATCGCAATGAGATCGGCAATCAGGCGGTCGTCGTCGAGCACCAGGCCAGGGTCGATCTGGAATTCCGCAAAATGCACCCCCGGCACTTCGGGCTCGACGAACACGTCATCGGCGCCAATCCAGCCCAAGGCAATCGAGAGCGCTCGCGGTGTGCCGCGCAAGCGCTGCCAAAGGATGCCCTCTGCAATCGCCTGTCTTGGCTCGGGCAGGTAGGGCAGCAACTCGCCGAGGCCGTATTCCCAGATCAACCAGGGCAAGAGCGGATCCGTGGGGGCGACCTTGAACTGACGGATCGCATCGGCGGGCACGGCCAGTCGGGAGAGCGAATCGGTGGCCAGGGACAGGGCCTGCTCCAACGGGCTGGCATTGGCCGGCAGCAGATGTTCAGGGGTCATGTGCCCTCCGCAGCGAGGTGGTATGGACTAGCGATCCCGCCCGGCAAATTCCAGATTCAGGCTCGCCAGGCGTACCGCCTGGTTGGCGACGGCCTTGATGTCGGTGGCAGGGGAAACCAGATCCACCTTGTGCACGCCCGGGCGCTGCAACTGGGCGATGATCCAGGAGCGGGTCAGATCCCAACCGAGGCCCGCGTGTGCCGCCAGCGTCGTGGCAAAGCCATCGCGAATCACCTCGAAGGCCGCCAGCGGCGCATCGGGGTAGAGCCAGAGGCGGGCGGTCACCGTGACCGGGATCAGTTCGGCCGGCACCACCTCGACGGTGTCGGTGAGCACCCGGATGTCGTCGCGTAGTACCACGGCACGGACGGCAGCGAGCACCGTTTCAGGCACGGTTGTGCCATCGGCTTGAACGCCTTCCTTGGCCAGGACGCTGATGCGCACTCGCCCCGGTGCCGGACTATCGACTTCGACATCGGCCACGTCCGGTGAGGCTGAAAGCGCCCAGTAGCGGTAATGCGCCGCGCCGCCGGCGTTGGCGAAGCCGATGATGCGTTGGCGGGTGCGCAGGCGCAAAGCCTCGTCGTTCTCATTGAGCAGGCGCGTCACGCCGTAAAAGGCGGCCAGATGATCCAGATCACTGCCGGTGGCGAAGGCCAGCAGCGCCGCCTTGGCTGCGGCATTGATCCGGTTCCTGAGCAGTACCTCCCGGTAAGCGGCGACTTCCAGGAGCTTGACAGCCGGGTCGGAGGCCAGCAGTGCCGAATGCTTCGGGTAGCGCGCCTGAAACTCGGTCTGCAGTTCCGCAAAGACCGTCTCGAAGGACAAGGTCTCGATCACCGCCGGGGTGGGCAGGCTGGTCAGATCCGATAGCGTACTCATTCACACCTCCAGTCCGCTGAGCAGCGTGGCTTTGCCGTCCGGTAAATAGATGCCTTCCAGGTCGAGCACCACTTGCCCGACGGTCGCTGAGGCGATGCGTACGCGGGTGAGTTTGAAGCGTGGCTCCCAGTGCGCCAGGGCCTCGGCCGTGGCCGCGTACAGATCCATGGCGAGCCTCGGGGTCATCGGGCGGTCGATCAGCGCCGGCAGGTGCGAGCCATAGTCGCGGCGCATCACCCGGGTGCCGATGCGGGTGGTGAGGATG